CCAAAATATTATAAACAACTAAAAGAAGAAAGAGAAAAAAATGAAAAGAAGGAAGAAGAAGACGACAAGCAGGAAGAGCCACAAGAGCCTGAGCAGCAAGCGTCAAGCAATTCATGACGCGTGGCTCAAAAAAAATGGTTATATATAATATTCTAAAGTATCGGGAAACAAGCGGCGGCTCCGCCGAAGGCGGAGCCGCCGTGACATATTGACGCAGGGCGTGCGGCAAATTGTCGCGCGGCTATCTGTCATCTTCCCACCAAATGTCGCAGGCACCTGGGTTCAGGGGTCAAGCAACAAGCTGCGACGATATTGACACTATATAAAAAAATTTAAAAATGCGATTGTTAGCTATGTCAAAAAAAGGAGGAAACATGAAAGAAGAAACATACAGATCCACTCTGGTACAAGTTATCCAGTGGATGGACTGTAACGGACATAGCAATTCTAAGATTAGAAGAATTGTGGACCTGGTCTTAAATCATAATCAAGAAATTGATCAGGCAATTAGTTATGCTAATCGAGAAGAAGAAGTTACAAAACAAATACTACAACAAAGGAGAGAACGTGAGATCAGACAATCAAAAAGCTCTTGATCGTTACTACAACGATCACCGAAAGCTTCAAATCGTCAGAAGATTGATGATGNTTGAAACCTGGGNAGAGATNGAAGGTATCAATGCAGCGGTGTATGAAGCNATAAATCGTGAAGAGGAGGCAGAAAACAAGAAGCGAGAAGAGTTTGAAAATTGGAAAGCAAACAAAAAGTAAATCCTCCAGGNCCTGCGACAAATTGTCGCAGGTCANTTTGTCATATTGACTCTAAAAATTTAACACTGGAATCCAGATTCGAGCGGCAAGCATCAAGCGTCAAGCCGCAAGCGTCAAGCTCCAGGATTCTTTTACCCTCATAAAGTTTTACAGAGCAAGAAGAGGCAGTCTCTTGCTTGATAAGTATAAAAGTATTCTCAGGATGTTTCACATGAAAAGCTATTTGATGTGGAGAAAATTTAACTTTGTTATTTTTTGTATATTTAAGTTCTACTGTGAAAAAGTGGCCAAAATTATTATAGCCCAATAGATCTGGAGTACCAGGAACACTAAGGTTTTCAATTCGAATCCAAGATATATTTTTAGTTTTTCTTTTAACTTCATTCCAAAATTTAGTTTCAGGTTTCACTATGACAGCATAATTAAATTACACCTGTGGCTGGTTAACAGTTATGAATAAAACGACCACAGGTGGAAATTATTATTAATGATGAATTAATTTATATCTTTTTTTGAATGAATGTCAAATATCAATCAATAAATGTTTGTATAGTCATTCTGGGCACTGTTGGACTCATTACAGGATTGACTTTATGATCAACAGGAGTTTTTAATATTAACATTGAATTACCCCATACTGGCAAAAATCCGTTACACTGACCAGGTATATGAAACATAAGTTCACCACCAAAATCAAGTTTCCACCTTTTGTTTATGTAATAGGTACAACCATATTTATAACCACTATCCTCATGCCAATTNATACCAGACTGATCTCTCATACAATGAAATACAAACTGAAAATTTAAATCTCTCGGTATTGGATGCCAAGGATTAGCTGTTAATAATGTTTTTATTTTATCTACGTATGCAAAATCATGTAAACTAAACTTAGATGGACTAGCTTTATATCCTTTCAAAAGTCCATCTACCCAATCACCTTTGGTATTATTTAAAACACCATGATTAAAAGCAGCGTAGTGTATTTTCTTGTATGTATTATAATCTAAGAAATTAGATATATAATATACTTTATCAGGTACTGAAAATTCTAACTTCACTCACCTATCTTTTTAAGAACTTTACCCATATTCCAAGTCTCGGCTTTTACAGTAAACACTAATCTATGAGATTCTCTATGGCCAATTATTTTGTTTTCTAGCATTTGCAAAGAAGTTACATCATAAAATTTACCATCAGGTAAACAAACTTGTACTCTGGCCTCACCTGCAGAAGGTGACTTCATCATCTTTTCTAAAACTTGTCTTAATAACTTTCCTTGCATAATTTATACCAGGCGCTCAGTATCAGCCGAATGGTTATCTCCCACGGTTTCGTAAGCCAACGCCTGGTTGTTACAATCAAACACTAAATAAAAATAACAACATTTAGTTAGTTGTTAGAAGTGTATTAAACTAACAACTATTGATTTATATATCAAGTTATAGTAAAAGTTCAAGTGTTGTAATGCGACAAATTAGACATGGGATTACCAAAAGTATTAACTGAAAAACAAATTAAATTTGCTAACTTACTTGTATGTGAGGAAGGTAGAAAAACAGCTACTCAATGTGCTATCGAAGCAGGCTATGCAAAAGACTCAGCGAGACAACATGCTAGTATATTACAGAATCCAAAAAAATATCCATTAGTTGTAAAATATATAGGTGAACTTAGAGAAGAGTGGCAAAAGAAATATGAAGTCACATTTGCAAATCACGTATCTGAGTTAGGTAAACTTAGAGACGAAGCTCGGGAAAAGAAAGCTTGGTCGGCTGCTGTGAATGCAGAAGTTGCCCGAGGTAAAGCGGCTGGTCTATATATTGAGCAGAAGATAATAAGAACTGGAAAACTAGAAGACCTATCGACAGAAGAATTAGAATCAAGAATGAAACAAATAATTGACGACTATTCTCCAATTCTAGAGGGAGTTGAAGTTGAAGAATTAGTACAAAAAGTAAAAAAATTACCATCGCAAAAATCTGTTGAAAAAGAATCGACATCAGACGAGGACCCTCTCCATCTTGAGGATGCAACCTCTGGGGAAGACATTCCTATCAGAGAATAATTCATCGTTGTCTTCGTAACTTGCAAAAGTCCAAACATATTTATTATTTTTATCAAATACATAAGCGTGAGTTATCATCGTAGATGGTAACAAACTATAAGAGGCATGTTTATCTGCATGCCCAGAATCACCCGTCGGATCGGCCCAGGTGATTTTGTAATAGTAATATCTTTTTTTCTTTATCACTACTGATCTGTATTTACTTTTCTTTGGAGTCATGAGAAATTCCTATATAGCATTTTTTCTAAACAACACTTAAACAAAATAATCAAAATCATGTGCGCGCGTTGGGTTTACTTTGTACCACCTTGTACCAGCTTGTACCAGTGTCTTTTTCGTCTAAAAACATTGATATACAACAATAATAATCATTTGTACCAATGTTCCACTTTTTCTGTAAAAATTTTTTAAAAAAAAATTTCTCTTTCACCATATTGCATATATAGGAACAATGGTCCCTGAAGCCTGACACCTTATTTATCCTCCATTTTACTTAGATTTTTGTAATATAGGTCAACTCTTTTTAACCATTCGTACGAAAATTTTTTAAAATCAACTCCAGAAACAGTGAATTTTTGGAAATAATTATCTTTGCTGCACATTAGAATTGTTCCAGATTGTATAGACGTATGGTATATCTGGTTGTGAGCCATGGCGTATGCCGCTAGTTGTATAAAATAATCATCAATCCATTCCTTACGTTTAGGCTTGTTGGTTTGTTTAAAATCCATTATACTTTCGCGCCCTTCATAAATACCCACTAAATCACTGGCTCCTGCATATAGACCTGGGTAGTACAAAGTCACCTCAGTACCCCATATTTCCTCCATAGAGCCCCGTAGACCCTCATCTATAATAACATTGGCCATAGACCCTGCCTGTTGTCCCAAATCAGTCAAATCGGCATGGTTTTGNCCCAGCAAATGGCATTCTATTATATGGTGCATGATACTACCTCTGTTAGCAGCTTCATTCTTAATATTCTCCGCTGCCTCATTTCCGACACGATTCTTCCAGTCCTGGAGACTAGCTTTTTTCTCATCGCTTTGTGTAGCCTGGAGTATGGTAGTTACAGAAGGTAACTTATCTTCACCTATATCATAGTGTCTCTCACCTTTAATCAAAGATCGTATTGACGCTGGATAATCAAATTTTTTATTCCAAGTATATTCGTTCATCTCTTTTTCCTTCTCTCCATTCTCTCCCAATCATTTACAATCTTTTTACATTTATAAATAAGCTTCTCAGTCTCATCGTATAAATTTTTATCCTTCTCAATCATATCTTCCGTATAATCAAGATCTCTTTCAAAATCGCTTTTCATTCTCTTACAGCTCCAGTAATCATCTATNAAATGTTTCGTGGCATTATGTAGTAAAGGAAAACCAATTAAAGATAGCTGAGGTTTTTTAAACAGAGTATAAAAAAATACTTGCACTTTAATTATAAAAGGAGCCTTTTTAAATGATATGGCATTCTTAACAGTAAACTTAATACTATTATAATCATGTACAACTTCGTAATACTCTTCCTTGTTATCACGGATCCAAAACTCAGCTTTTCTATATCTAACTAAAGCTTGAGTTTTTATTTTAATTAACTCTTCTATTTTACCTTTAACTCTATCTATATCTTTCTTAGCCATTGGCTGCCTTTTTGTATTCATTTATATCCACTACTTTCTTTTCGTAATGATCAATTATACTTTTATGTTTTTCTTTTTTTACAATTGAATAAGGATAAAACAGAGAACATACTTTGTAAGCTTGTCTATGAGTGCAACGCCATCTCCATTGCATTCTTATACCCATAGAAGTATGGTGAGGTTTCCTTGATGTAACCGTTCCTACATTTAAAACTTTTTGTATGTATTCAATTACATTTTTATCAGTCATAGACACTTCGAGTCTGATACTCCAGGTCTTATACCTATCAATTTTACCACTTTTTCTTTTGTAATTTTTTGGATATTTTTTAAAAGTAACACACCCTTCGCCGTCAAATAGACCTGCTAGATATGCTATCTCAGTTTTATTGTGAAATTTTTCTGGCATAGTATTCATAAGTTGAAGGTTGTTCAAAAGGTTTTTTAGATCTCTTGACTAATTTTTGATAAAGGTAGATTTCTTTTTTCTTCACACAAAGATCTAGAAAACATTTACCCATTAATTTAAGACGTGGATCTTTATGAATATCCTTCATTAAAAATCCAGTGTGGTAGCAAATATCACCACTAGAACTATTAAGTTCACTCCTAATTTCTTGCATAGTTTTTTCTATATTATTATTCATTTTTCTCACTTTCTTTTGTATCACTTTTATTTTCGCTAACTACAGTCGCTTCTTTTTTTAGTTTGATTATTTCGTTTGATAGTTTGTTTATAAATTTATGGTTTGATATTATTAACTCACGCCACATTTTTCTTTCTCTTTGTATATTATCCATATTAAAAGTTTGCAGGGTTGGTTGTAGATAATCTTTTCCAAGGCAGATTAACAGGTTTTCTATTTTCAATATCTTCTAATAACTTTGAAACATTTCTCTTTATAGCAATAGGACTTAGTCCAGCTGATTCACAAATAAAATTTAAATCAACATTATTATCTGTAAAATATTCTATATTTTCCCAACGTTTTTCAGGACCCAAATTAAATCTAATTTTAATATGAGCCTCTTTCAAAGCATCTTCGATACATGCAATTAAAACATTTCTCCATAAATTTCTTATGGGGTTAAAAGGTTCTAATTCAAATACCGTTTTTTGATTTAGATAGTTTGCCATTTAATTTTCTCACTTTCTCGTTTATTATAATATCTAAAGCTTTAGCTCGCGATATCTTTGTGTGCGGCACGATGACACTGCGAATCTTATCTAACTTCTGAGAAGAATCGTGTGACAATGCAACCGATTTATATTTACTTATGTCCGTCATTAGTGTAAACTCCTTTATAACTTTATAGTATTAGGATTTTTATATATTTTAAGATAATTGTCAATGAAATTTTTTTTAACAGTTTATATTTGTTCACANGTAGCTCANACCTGTATGATCCCACCTGGATATCCAAAGATAGTTAATGACTATTATACTTGCGTAAAACAAGGTTTATTGGAGTCTCACGACGTAATATTTGAAAGAGATTATTTTACGCCAGAATCTGTAGTGGCTAGTAAATTATATCCACAATTTAAGTGTGAGAAATATGTTGTGCCCCCTAAAAAACCTGGGACTGGCGTATAGTTATTGTGGACGACCTTGACGATTGTATGGTTTATACTGTCTTTTAGTGTGTTTGTTTAGTTTTTTTGCATGACGCCTAGGTCTTTTTCTAGGTTTTGGTCTTTCTACAAATGCTTTAAATTTTCTTGCCATGCTCTCTTAAAAATTTTTTATCTTCCTCTGTTAATTGCATATATCTAATTCTACCATTAATATGTTGTCTGGTATCGTGACCACAATTAGTGCATCTATAATAATCTTGTACGATAGCAACTAAAATAGTTTCTTCTTTACATTCACTGCAATGTCCTTGAACAGTATCTATCTTGTTAAATAAATGTATTATNTTCATACAANATCNACAGCTCTGCCAATAATTGGTTTGTATTTTGTTTTACCATTCTCTTTGTAAGCTCTCATGTATTGTGCTCTTGGTTGAAAAGGTACGTATGATGCATGAATCCACCCCGAGTTAGGTTCTCCTGGAGTATAGAACTCTAGTATTAGCTGATCTGTCGTACAGTTCATGTTTATCCAATCAGCAACTTCAGCGTTGTCTACGCCTAAAACCTCGAAGTCTGCGGCCTCGGCCTTGGCATGCTGTGAATTTACAGAACTACCTATCGCTGCACATAATTCAGGGGAACGGTATCCGCTGGTGACCTTGACCCTACCGAAGTGATCACGTACTTTTTGTAAAACATTTTCACACAATGCTTTTAGTTTTTCTATTTGATCTGCGTTTGGATTGTTATCTATATCTAAACGTATAGCTGTATCTGATTTAGTAAGCTCTAATAAGCTGAAGTTTCGTGAAAGATTCATTAATTTAGTATAATCTTTTTAATACTTTTTTCACCTAAATATATCTCTGTTTCTGCCTTAGTTTTTAAACATTTGTACGTAACGTTAGGTGTGTACTGTCTCTCAGCATGACGCTTGCCACGAAGACATGAAGCCATATTTTTTTGTATACGGTGCTCCTTGATCTCTGCTCCTACAAACATAATTAGGGCCACCACAGACTCTATCATAATATCTTACCTTTGTTCTCACCCTCTTTGACTACATACTTCTGTGTACCATTCTTACCATGTTCCACAGATTTTTTTAATTCTTTTAAATAATTCATTTGTTTAGCTTCTTTATTTATTTTAGCTATGTGGTCTAAAACTTTTTTAGTGATTCGTCCCGTTGCCATTGTATTTCATCTCCCTATTTGCATCTTTTAATTTTTCAATATCAATTAAAACTTTATCCATTTGTTTACGTAAAAATTCTATGTTGACTTTGTTTAGTGCCATAGATTCTATGTGTTTGTTTAGTTTGTCTGTAGTCTTATAAAGATCCTCGATCATCATAAATTGTTCAGAATCTGCTGGTAATGAGCCTAACTGTCCACGGGGCCATTTAATTCTAAACTCTGTATTCTCTTCAAGATCTTTTTCCATTATCTGTATACGAGTGTCTGCAACATTAAGACGTTCTAATATTTGAAAGTAACCCATGGTGCCGAGTGCCACGATAATAATCAATGAAGCAACCGTCTTCATTGGCATTTGGACGGCTGCCTCTTCCGATATGTTGAGTGGTTTGTTAGACATTAATCTCCTTTAAGCCATTTATGAATTTTTACAAATGGCCAACAAATTATGTCCCAAATTTTACAACAAATTTTTTTACATTTATCCATCATTTTTTTTTCTCCTCTATCTCATAGAACATATTATCGGTGTCTTCTGTCACCCATTCCTTACCTTCAACATCCCAATAGGTATTTTGAACTTTGTAATCTGGCCATGAATTGTCTGTCGTATAATTATTAACATGCCAAATTATTCTATTGTTCGGTTGAGCTGCATAATTACCGTTATCCAACGCCATTATGTGTGCACACTTGTGCTCTTGCGGAATCTCAGAATGTTCCGTATTTAATATATTAGTCTCTGGATGAGCCCAGTCAATAGTAAAAAGATATTGTCCTTCGTAGAATTTTTTATCTTTTCCTCTAAATTTTCCGTCTATACCAGCCAGGAAATCAAAGCAATGAACACTAGGCCAATAGCTGAAACAGTTCCACAGCTGAAGCTTGTCAACTGACATATCTTGCACTTCGGCTCTAGAAAAACGTTTTTGGAAAAACGCTGAGATAGGCAGACGCCAAAAGCACGCACCATTGGGTAACATAATATTAAAAAGGAGCGCACGTCCCGAGATCGAAGTAACCCCAAAGACCACGCAGTCTTCAGAATCTTTAGAATAGTTTTTGTCCAAATCATATAGATACTCTTTTCTTACCTTACAATAAATTGGCGGTATATTAGCATTTAAATAAGACATATTTTAAATTACTTTTTATTAAAAAACAACGATGTTGTAAATCTATAACTTGGTCCTAATGTATTTTGTGCTTTTATTGTATGTAGTATACTTCCATCAAATATAACACCTCTATTTGGGACGTAAGGATTACAATCTAAAACATCTTTTCCATTATCTTTGTAAAATAAAGTTTCTCCACCCCACTCTGGATTCCAACTACAGTTTGAATAGTGTAAAAACACATAACAATCAGGATGATTATGTATAAAATTTATATCACACGGCTTAGTTAAATTAAAATATCCTTCTTTAAAATCTTCTTTTGTAATATTTTTATCTGTTAATTTTGGTAATACATATTCAAGTATAGGGTTAAGCCACCATTCACTATCTTGATCTAATACAAATCTACGGTGTAAATTAGGATGTGCTCTGTGTTGAACTTCTGTTGAATCGTCCCACCCAATCGCATAGTTTGAAGTTATTATATAACCAAAAAGTCTTGTTTGTATACTGGGCGGAAAAAAATTATCATATTTTTTTATCATTTGTATCCCATCGGTTTTGCTTTCCATATATTTATTAAAAATACTCTTCTAATTCCTGTAAAATCTTCTATGCCATGCCAAACATTTGGTCCAAATATAATTAATTTATTATTCTTAGGAGTTATAGTATCTTCTTCCTCTATAATTAGTTTACCTCCAACTAAATTTTTTACAGTTGTGTAATAAATAATTGAGCATATTGGTAAAGAATATTCATCTCGTTCTTTTAACAGAACTTCATCTTTATCTATGTGTGGTTCACTTTTAATATTGTCATGAAACCACAACTCGTAACCTGCGTATTCAGTAAGATCATATCCTTCTGTAATTGCTAATTTAATAAATTTATTTATTACGTTTTGATATATGCAATTGTCTTTTCTATCATACCATTTTAATGGAAGACTTCCCTTTGGGGGTAATTGCATTTTAAAAACATTAAAATCTTCTTGTGATAAAAAATTATTAATAACTTTGAAAGTCATTTTATACTACCCCAGTTAGAACCAGATTCATAATCAACTTTATTTGGAACCTTTAGGTCAACAGCGTTTTCCATAATATCTTTTATTTTGGACGCTTCTAAATCATTTATTACTGAAAAATCTAGTTCATCATGTATTTGTATGTGAGCTGTAATTCCTTCTTTGTGTAAATCAATCATAGCCCTTTTAGTCATATCAGCAGCTGATCCCTGGATCAGTCTGTTTAGAGCCTTGTATGTAAAAGCTCTTCTAACTGGATTATTATACCAGTAATTCTTTTTAGGATTACCATCTTTATCTGTAATTATTTTATCTTCATTATCTTTTAAGTAAGGACCCATAGCCTGGAGTTCTAATATTCTTTCATGATCTTCCGCAGGAACATAAGTTCCCCAGTCTCTACCTCTTAGTATAGGTTCATATTTAGGAAATCTACAACGTCTACCCAATAATGTTTTTATTTGTCCCCTTGATTGTGCAGCTTCCATAACTTCATTCATTAGTTGTTTAACAAAAGGTACACGGCTATGGTAAGTTGTAAATAATTCATCTGATTTTTCTTTTGATACACCTAACTCTGCCTGTAGTTTTGCTTTACCCATACCATAAAACAATCCAAGATTAATTGTTTTTGCATCTTTACGATCTATCTCTGCCATCTCTGCAACTATTTTATGAAAGTCTGTTGAAGAATCATTTGAGTATGAATCTGAAATTGTTTTTGCAGAAGGTAATTTAAATCTTAATGCATAGTGTGCTACAAGTCTTGGTTCTTGTTGTGAGTAATCAAAACAACCCCATTTCATTCCTTCTTCAGGTATAAATAAAGATCTAAGCATTGGTCCTGTAACTGGATCTCTTGCAGGTATCTGCTGTAAGTTTGGATTAGAATAACTAAATCTACCAGTAACCGTGCCACCATCATCAGATCTAATTTGATTTATATCTGCATGTATTCTACCTAAATGCTCATGTTCTAGTATTGTATCTATGAACGTAGTTCTAACCTTGTTTATTTTTCTAGCTTCTGCTATCATTTTAACAACAGGATGTTTATGATTAAGAAGAAAATTTTTTGTAAAGGATGGTTCATTTGCTTTCGCAGTTCTTTCGTACTCTAATCCGAGCTGCTCAAAAACTTTGGCAATACTTCTTGCTGCCCATATTTGAGGTTCTATGTTACTTTCTTTTTTTATTCTTTGGAGTAACATATCTTCTTGCAGCTGTAATTGCTGTTTCAATTCATGGGCTCTGCTCACGTCCACTCGAACTCCAAGAAATTTCATATCAACAAGACAAGGAAAAAGATCAGTCTCAAGATTAAACACATCTTGTAAATCATCTTCGATAATTTGTTTTTTAAATTTTTGCCAAAGTTCTAAAGTTAGCTCTGCATCTTTTTCAGCGTAAGCACCAACTTCCATAGCAGGTAGTTTCCACATTTCTGCTTTTGGATCTAGTCCTCTTTCTTTTGCTGCTTTGATAAGTTTTGATTCATTCTTACCTTTGTTTAGATAAGTCCATGAACAAGAATTTAATGTATATTGAAATCTATTTTCATCAATTAAAGAGGCTGCAATCATAGTATCTATAATTAAACCATTTATTTGTATACCCAGGCTACGTATCCAACAAACATCATACATAGCGTTATGAAATATTTTTGTAGCAGGGGACTCACATATATCTTTAAACCAAGATAAAACCTGCTTTTTATCCATGTTTTTGCCATTGCCATGTGCTATAGGATAGTAACCAGACCAACCATCCACAGCAACTGAAATACCTACTATTTCTCCGTTACCTATCACTGAGCCCGATCCTTTTGATTTTAAATCTGGATCTCTTGTCTCCAGGTCAATCGCTATTTCATCCGCTTTACGAAGATCAGGAAAATGTTGTGGTTGAACCCACTCTGTATCTGGCATTATCATTTGTAACTTACCCAAATTACCCAAGTTACAGCAAGCACAAACATTATTAAAAGTGTGTGATTACCTAGGTTCCAGTAACTACCACTCACTGTTTTATTTTTTGGGTCTATAAATTTTTCTTTAAAACTCTTACTCATTCTAAATCATCGAACCTTGTTGGTTCGTCCTTCTCTTTCATCACTTTTTTAATAATAAAATATGCTATTGTGGATGCAATGACTAAACATACTACACCAAATAAAAACATACCTAATCCATATGTTACACTCATTTTTTATCTTTCATTGTTTTAATTTCTAATTCACAGTAATGAATTATTTTTTCTAAATCTTGTATTCCTGCTTTATTTTTATAACGACAAACATATTTTATAACGTTTCCTTGAAAAAAAGAAAGGTCATTTTTAGAAATAAATTCATACGGTTGTATAAAAAATTTTTTATAATGACTCCCGCCTATCTGACGATCTTGTGGAAACGAGTCTTTAAATATATCTTTATGTGTCATAATATTTCTCCTTTATAATTTATATTCATTGCTTCTAGTGTTTGCTTTTAGTTTGTAAAGATTGTTTCTTGCTCTAGTAATACCGACATACCATACTCTATGTTCTTCATCAGCTTTCTCATTACTTTTTTGCATTGCTTTCTTTGGTTTGTTACCAAGATCTAAACAAATAACCACGTTATCTTTCTCTCCACCTTTTATTGCATGAATTGTAGATATAAATATACGTGCATCTTCATTTAAATTTTCTCCGTTTGCTAACATATTTCTTATGTAATCTTTTTCTTTTGTATCTGCTTTTAAAAAAATCTCATACCATTTTTTTTCTTTGTCCCATTTAATATCACCTGTGTAATCTTTTATATCTTTAATATGTTTTGCATCTAATTCTTGTCCATTACACCATCTTGTATAATTTATAGCAGCTTTAAAAATTCTAACTTTAAAACTTTTTTCTTTTTTAGTTTGAAAATATAAATTTCTCTTTTTTAATTCTTTTCCTAATTTACGTAATCTAGATAATGTTCTAGTTAAGATTAACCAATTACCTTTTTGTAAATCAACTTCATCTAATCTATTTATATTTTGAACCACGCCTTCATAGTCTCTAGGTAAATATTTTTTTTCTTTTCTAAGTCCTGTAATTTTATCTACTGGTATAGATGACTGCATTTGTACAGCTTTTGATATTCTTTTTGAGTACATCAATACTCTTTCTTTTGCAGGTTCATTTATAAATCTATTGACATCAGCTCCTGCCCAGGTGAATATGGCTTGATCATCATCCCCTGCTAAATAAATATCTTTTGTTTTTGTTTTTAGTAAATCGTAAAGCTTCCATTGAAGCGGTGAAAGATCTTGAGCTTCATCTATAAATATAGCATCAAATTTTTTTTCAATACCTTTTTTAACAAGAGCATCAATCATATCATTAAAGTCATATAATTTTTTCTTATCTTTATATTCTTTTAATTTAATACTGATATGTCTTAATATAACCCATTCTTTTATATCTTTTGTATTATGTTCATTTTTATCATAGAGCTCTCTAATACTAATATTTAAATTCATAGCTTTGTGAATCATTTGAAAATAAGGATTGTCACATGTTAAATAATTTATTTCTTCATCATTATACTTATCTTGATACTTAACCCTGATACCTAAAGTGGAACCTAAATCTTCATAGTGATATGGCTGCATAACTTTACTTTCTGTTAATCCGAGAGAATGATATGCAAAAGAATGTAATGTTTGAAAATGAGGCAGGTGTTTATCAGCGGCTGGCATTCTAGATTTAGCTGTCCTGGCTGCTGTTTTAGTAAAAGCAAAATATCCAATCTTATGTAAAGGAGTTCCTATTCTTACATAAGCCTTTGCTCTACTAATTAGTTTGTGAGTCTTTCCTGTGCCTGGAGGTCCAAAGTATTTGAATATCACTATACTATATCCTCCTTAGATTCTATTTCTATATTTTCATCTACTTCCTCTTCTTTATCAAATAAATATAAAGGAATCTTAACACATCCACGTATTGCAGGAAATGGTTTACCTTCTGAATCTTTACCTGGATATCTTTTTCTAATATCAAATTTTACATCTTTATCCATTTTATCTTTTTCAAATAATTTAATTATCATGTAGGACGTTTTTGAAATATCTTTTTTCCAATCTCTATCTTTTAAATAATCATTGTAAAAAGAATCGTATATAAAATATACAAACTCTTTATCTTTGAAAGGTGATCCTGATTTAAAAGAATGATAGTTTGTAGCCTGAGCACCATTTATGTATCCTTCTAAATTCTTTTTAAGAATATCTAAAGGTGAAGTCCCTGGAGCTGGTTGCACTACATCTATTGTAGAAAATAAAGACTCTATTATTTCATGAAAGTCCATAGGTTTTATTGGTGGAGGTGGTTGATCAGCTTGTGCCATTATTAAACCTCTCATCTCTTTTTGATCTCTTATTTTATTTACATCTTTAGCGTGAACAGAAACAGTGTCACCACTTTTAGTTTCAACTGTAAAATAATATTCTGGATCTGGTTTATGATCTATTTTTAATAAATTACTTAATGCAGGCCATGCAGGTTTCTTTTCCGAAGCTATACCATATTTTCTTTTTACACACTCTGCTTTTACACAAACTGTATTGATTGGTTCTTGACTACATAAATGACCTGCGGTTGGTTTGTCCCACGCTTTAATTTTCTTTTTAACATGATCGTCTGTCCAGTCTGCATCAAAAACAAAATAATTTCTTGCTGCCTGTATTACTTTATTTTTCCAATTGTCTGCATATTTCTTTTTAGCAAAGACCATATAGTTATATAAAAATCTATCTCTGTAATCTGTTAAAGTTATTTTTTCTTTTGTTAAAATTTCTAAACAAGGTGGACCATCTTTAAACTCTTCTCCACCACCTTTTAATTCGTTACTTATAAAAGTATTCTGTCTTTCTCTTAATTCTGTTTCATCAATTCTATTTAGCTCAATACATTTTAAAAATAATTCTAAAGACATTTCCTCTCCGTTTGGAGATAAGGCAACTCTTTCACTACCATTAAAATAAGGTAAGTTTATAAAATTACCATTTATCCTATCACCGTTTGGATTTGTTCCAAGTTTAGTTTGTTTAGGAAATATTTCAGTCTTCAATGGTAACTTAAATAAAAATAATACTTGTTCTAAAAATTCTTTTATCTGTAAAGATTTAACTGGTTCCTTAGTAAAAACATACAAATGTAATCCACCACTTTTAGATTTAATTGGNACCAGTGGTAATTCTTTCTTTTGAATAACATCTAGATAAAATTTAATATCTAAGTCTTTGTATATTTTTGGATCAACATCTATTGCACCAAATCTAGCAAAACCATTATCATCACAAGGTTGAATACCGATTGATTTTTTACCTTGTAAATGTAGCTCGTATTCTTTCTCTGTAATACTTTTACCCGCCCAACCATAGTCACCAGGATTAAATCTTATCTTGCCTGTAGTTGGATCTTTGTAACCTTTTTCAATATTGCAGAAACCATAGTCTCTCTGCAAACCTGTAAAATATTTTATAAAATCTTTCATGTGTATATTATATAGAGAGCGCCTTGAGTCTCCCCTCGGCGCTCTCCGTTGCAACTATTCTCCGAAGAGAATTAAACAATCTTCTCTGCTTTTTTAACATCCGATTGCTTCTCATATTTAGGTTGAACACTACCTTTAGCTACAGTTTTTTGTAACTCTTGTGCCATTAAATATAAGCCAGCATCTTCTTTTTTGGTGATATCCAAATGTCTAAGCATTGATGGTTTATACACATGCCAGTTTTTAGTCCCAGCTTTTTTTGCTACAGTTTTCAAATTGTAGACTGCTGCATAAGCTGCTGGATTGTAAACACCTTTGTCATCTTTGAATCTTAGATTTTTAATCAATTGATTCAATTCTCTCGCTGGTGTTAGATTAGAAGATCTCATAGTAATCACTGCAGGTCTAGGCTCATCACCTGTTACAACTACATAAAAATATGCAGTTTTCTCTACATAATTACCATTAGATAATCTGTACTTTCCATTTCTCTCTTCAACCGCATCTGCTGGTACAGTTAAATGAGTCATGACTGGTGGTGCAGCTGTATCACCCATGTCTTGCCATTCTGGATATCTGGTTTGACAATGTGCGATAATTATATCCACACCTTTATTTCCATCAACTAATGTTCCGATACCCTTAGCATATATCATACCAGGCTGTGAACCTTGTACATACTTAGAGTCTGCGGAATTACATTCAGGTGATAGTTGATGAAGGATCTTTAAAATCGGTGTTGACATATCATCCGATTTAATCTCCTCTGAACCTCTCCCAGAATCATTTCTGAGATTGATCGTTGATAATGCACCTGCATTATCTTTTTTTGCCACTTGGGCACTGTTAGTAGACATATTATTTACTCCTTTATTTGTCTATTATTTATTTTTTATTTTTGTTTGATTTCCATCAAACACCCAAAAAAGATCTTCAGGAACTTTTTTACCTTTGTTCTTCCAATCTTCCATGGTTACTTTAAGAGTAGAAGGGTGAACTTTCTCTTCTTGAGTCGGTTCAAAACCCTTCTCTCTTGCAAGGTTAGCATAAGCCATAGCCTTGTTATCTTCGTTCTGACCAAATGTTACTGTAATATTATTCTTTACAATATCACCTAAGCCATTATCTCGAAGCCATCTAATGCACTCTACTTTTTTATCTGCTTTCATTGTAGTGCTATAAACTTTTTTAATTTTTAATGATGAACCATCTTTAAGAGTTAAAGATTCTAAGTTCATGTCTGACATTATTTTAGGAATGACAACACAACTAAAATGTTTCTCATCATCTTTTAATTTTTTTAAATCACTTTCAGCTTGTTCAATTTTATTTTGAAGTGAACGAAGTTTTTCTACCTCTTCAGAAAGTGTTTGGGGATCCACCACATCAGTTTGATTTGGTGCATCTGCACGTAGGTCTATTAACATATTTTCTCCTTGTATCTGTTTATCTTTCATACGTGTTAAATAGTGGAATGTAATTAATAAGTCAAGAACTATTTTTGAAAAATATTTATTTCTATCGGATAGTAAGTTTTTTCTTGTCTGTCCCATTTTAATAATTTGTATTTTCCATTTGTGATATCGGAAACTACAGAGCAAACCACGCCAATAATAGCTGGATCTCCTGATAATAAAAGATAATCATCCTCTGTAAAGTTCTTTAGAAGCGTTCTAAGTTTTATAATTAGTGGTCCTGGAGATAGGATAATCTGGGAATACATAGGTAACAGCGTCACTATGTCGCCATACCTTTGTGCGCCTAATACATTGTATTTTGGTTGTCCTGTTTCTTTATCGATAGGAATTTCTTGTGTTAAATATACTTTTGCCATTGACATTATTTCTTTCAAGTAATATATAACATTCAGAAAGTAAAAGTAAATAGATATGAAAACAAAAATTGTACATAATTTAATTTCTCCAAANGAGTTATTTCACGTTTATTCTAGTTTAATAACTTTNCAAAATTGGACTGTATCTGGAATTACTAAACCACTATCTTACGAAGCTAGTGATAACAAAGGTGAAGAAATTTTTTCTGAGCCTAAACATTTAAACTATGGTCCACTATTACTTGTGCAATCAGAAGACGGGTTTGTGCATAATCCAGCTTTGATGCTATACATGCAATCTTTAGTTTATAGACTTCATTNTATTTTAGAAAAAGAAAAGATAGGTATACCTACAAAAATACGTAGAACCTGGATTAATGGAACGTACACTGGTGGTAATCAACANTGGCCTCATAGAGACGATTATAAAGCGCATGATAAAAGTGTTCTTATATTTTTAAATCCAGTTTGGCAAAATGCATGGGAGGGACATTTTTATATAGATGGTGAAAAACATTTATGCACGCCAGGATCTGCAATTATTTTTGATGCGTGTGAATTTCATTGCGGTGAGTCATCTAATTCAAAAAGTCTTAACTGGTTAAGACTTACTGCAAATATAATATTAAGAGAGAATATATAATGTTTTATAAATTTAAAACTAAGCCTTATAAGCATCAATTAAATGCATTAGAGGCATCATGGGATAAAGAAAATTTTGCGTATTTCATGGAAATGGGTACGGGTAAGTCAAAGGTATTATTAGATAATGCCGCAATGCTTTATGATAAAGGCCAGATAAATGGCCTCCTTCTTATTGCACCTAAAGGTGTATATAAGAACTGGTATGATCAGGAGGTGCCAGTGCATCTACCTGATCATATCGAAAAGAAAATGGTGTTATGGAAAACATCTGACAAATCACAAAAACAAAAAAAAATTTTAAATACACTATTTGAAACTGGAACTGATCTACACATATTGATTATGAATGTAGAAGCATTTTCCTCTGGTGATGGATTTTATTTTGCTGATAAATTTTTATCAGCGCATAAATCTATGATTGCTATAGATGAATCAACAACTATTAAAACACCTACAACAAAAAGAACAAAAGCTATTTTGTCTTTAAGAGACAAATGTAAATATAGAAGAATACTTACAGGTTCTCCTGTAACTAAATCACCTTTAGATTTATATTCTCAATGTGCATTCCTTGATCCCTGGCTCCTGGGGCATGAATCTTATTGGACGTTCAGAGCTCGTTATGCAAAAATGAGAAAGATAGAAGTAAATGGCAGAAGAGTTGAAATAGTTGTAGGATATATGAATCTTGGAGAGCTATCAGAAAAGATAGAACCTTTCTCTCAAAGAATATTAAAAAGAGATTGTTTAGATTTACCTGATAAAACTTATGTTAAACATTATGTTGAACTTACTAAAGAACAACAGAAAGTTTATAAACAGATGAAACAACAGGCTATTGCATTTCTTGATGGTAAGATGCAATCTTCTGCAACAGTTATGACTCAATTAATGAGACTACATCAAATAACTTGTGGTCATTTTACAGCCGATGATGGTACTATTAAAAATTTACCGTGCACTAGATTAGATGAGTTGATGAACATACTAGAAAACATAGAAGGTAAAACAATTATATGGTCACATTACACTCACGATGTAAAAAGAATAATTAAAAAAATAAAAGAAGTATATGGAGAAGAGTCTGTTGTAGATTATTTTGGTGAAACAGATACTGAGACTAGATCAAAGAATATTAAAAAATTTCAAAATGATGATAAGTGTAGATTTTTTGTTGGAACCACACATACAGGTGGATATGGTATTACTTTGACTGCTGGTAGTAATATGATTTATTTTTCTAACGGTTATGATTTAGAGAAAAGACAACAGTCAGAGGCTCGTATTGATAGGATAGGACAAACACAAAAGATGACCTATATCGATATTATGTCACAAGATACTATAGATGAAAGAATTGTAAAAGCTTTGAGAAATAAAGTTAATATTGCTAATACAATTATGAATGAAGATTTTAGAGAGTGGATTTAAAAAAATCCTTTGTCAATAACTTTCTCTAATAAAAGAAGTGAAACAGCCCCCACCGTTCCCAATAACACCCAATAGATCTTATCTATCTTACCGCCCAAATTGTGTATACCATCATGCATATGTTGAACATCTTTTTTTAATCCAGTTATATATCCGTATATTGAAAGCAAATGCTCTCTTGTTGTTTTGGGTTTTAATTTATCGCCGTTGGGCATTACGCTAATCCTCTTTGTTTTAATCTTATCATTTTTTCTTCCTCAGATAATAAAGCTTGTTCTGTTGGTGTCAATCCAATATTCATAATATTAGTTTGTGTTGGGCCTTTTAAAATATTTGGATTAGGCATTGGTTGCGCTGCAAGTGGTGGTGTATTTATTTCTTCAAATAAATAGTCATTTAAATCTATACCATCTTGAGGTGTTTCCTCTAAATTAGGCTCATATGAATTAGCTAATCCACCTGTTGAAAAAGTTTGTGGTTCTATAACATTTTGATAATTACCGTCTAGTCTTAATCTATTCATATCTTTTTGCATTCTTCTAAGAGTAGGAAAAACTAAAGGATATACATCCACCTCTCCTAAATTTCTAGCAATCTCTCTAAATCTTTCTCTTATATCATCAGATGGAAAGTAAGCGTTAAATCTACCTGTTCTTAATAAATTAAAATTTTCATCCGATAATTGTCTGTCAGCAAATTCTGTTCTAAGTGTATTGGTTGGTGTGCCTAGTATTTCAGCTGCATTTATATTTTTATGCATTTCTTTTTGAACATCAAATCTAGCTTTATTAGATTCATAAAATCTTCTTATAACATCATTAGGTTCTATTGGACCACCTCTCAATAATCCAAAAGCGCCTCCAGTAAATTCTCTTCTAGCATTTCTGATACCTCTTTGATACTCAGCAATTTTAAAACCCATTGATTTTACAGGGTCTACTTTAACAGGTCTGAATCCAATCAAACCAGCCATCTGATCATCTAATTGTAAAACATCACCTGTTTTTGTAGGAGCACCTGTAATAGCTTGTCCTACTCTAATGTATTGTTTGTAAGAAGGAGCTAATGCTTCCATTAAATGTTTAAATTTAATTGACATTCTATCACCAATAGGAGTTTGATCGGTGTATAAAATTCTACCGTCTCTGGTTCTACCATCTCTTCCAGGTAATAATGGAAATAAACTAATATCTGCAGAGGCCTCTGTCCAAATAGATTCATCTATAAATGGAGCTGCAACTTCTGTCATAGCCTCTTCTGCACCTGTCACAAATCCTTTTAATATAGTATCTCCGTCTTTTACTCCTGCAATTATTTCATTAGATAAAGTTCTAAAAGGTCTACCAATTAAATCGTACGCATTTGAGTGACTAAAATCTATGTATTTTAATTCACCAGTATCTTCATCTCGTATGGGAATTAAAGTTGAATTTCTAGACCAATCAGGAACAAACTGTCTTAGAGCTTGTAATTCATCTTCTGTTACATCATACAAAGCTTTTGCACCTTCTACTGTTAGAGCAGGAACTGCATTTAAAGTAAAAGCCATACCTGCGGCTCTTGTAGCTCCGATAGTGTATAGAGGATTATTGTTCTTTACCATTCTAGATGTGCCGTCTTCTAAAACTTCTAAAACAAAAGGAGTTATATCAGAACCTCTAACAGTTACACCTTTACCAGGTAGATGTTTCATTTCTTTAATAGCTTGAGTTGCTATGTTTGTAGTTGTTCTAATCATCTCAGATGGAAATGACATGAAATTACCAACAGGTAATAATCTTGCAGTTCTTACAACGTCTCCTACAAAAGCATAGTTTGGAACAGTGTTTTTTACTATATCTGCTGCTTCTCTTTTTAATGCCTCTGNATTTAAAAAATCATCATAAGTTCCTTTAAATTTTTGTTGAGATTTAGCAATATTAAATTTTCTAATTAATTCTTCTTCTGGTATACCTTGTAAATATTGTTTAGAAACTTTTATATTTGCATTGTTATAAGCTTTTTGTCTTCTTGATAGTTCCATAAAATAATTTGTAATTTTCCAAAAATCATCTTCTGCCGTATATTTACCTTGTAAATACTCAGGAACCTTTTTTAATTTTGCAAGCATAGGATTCATAACAGCATCAAGATCTGCAATTTTATCTCCAAAATTTACATCTCTCATTAAAGCTCTTAGATCTCCTATTTGAACTTGAGAATTTACCACACCTAATTCTAATAATTCTCTATAAGCTGCTTCAAATTCTTTATCTTTAAATCTTGTATTTTTTAAATTACCTACACCAGATATTTGCCAACCTTCTCTAAAAGCTTTTCCTAATGCTTTAGGATCTCTTGTAAAAAATATTCCGTTAGCGGCGGCAAAAGCTCCTGCACTTATAATATTACGTAAGTGTGTTGGTATTGAAAAAACTGTTTTAGCTAATTGAGAAGCTGCTTTTGGAAATAAAAGTAAGTTTCTATATAAAAAACTAGCTCCTTGTTCTGCTATGGTTGATCCCTCTTTTCCTCTTACTGCACCTGTAAAATATCCTACTTTAAGATTATTAGCTTGTGCCAGAGCATCTGCTATAGGTTTTGTTGTAAATCTACCTG